ACGCGGACTATCTGGTGTTGGCGCGCGAGCGAATCGGCGCGGCGGCACGAAACGGGGTGTTGTTTTGAAACCGGTAATCATTGAAGCCTACAACGGCCGCAAGGCCACGCTGTATTGCGGCGACTGCCGCGACGTGCTTCCTACCCTTCCGCCGGTTCATTCCGTGATTACAGACCCGCCCTATGGGCTTTCCTTCATGGGCAAGGATTGGGACCGCGGCGTGCCGGGCGCGGACTTCTGGCGCGGCATAAACGCATTGCCCGGGGCGGTGCTGCTGGCGTTCGGCGGCACCCGGACTTTTCACCGGCTGGCGGTGGCAATCGAAGACGCCGGTTGGGAGATCCGCGATTGCCTTTCGTGGCTGTACGGTTCGGGCTTCCCGAAAAGCCATGATATTTCAAAGGCGATTGACCGGGCCGCCGATGCCACCCGGGAAGTGGTGGGCACCAAAATGGGCCAGCCGGGCTACACGCTTTCGCCTTGTGATAATGGCGTAAGCCTTGGGGCCGGGCAAAGCACAAAGACGGCGGAACAGCGGGCGGCGGAAGTCCTGATAACCGCCCCGGCCACGGAAGCCGCCAAAGAATGGGCGGGCTATGGTACCGCGTTGAAACCGGCTTGGGAACCGATCATTGCCGCCATGCGCCCGGTGCCGGGCACGTTCGCGGAAAACGCGCAAGCCCACGGCGTGGCAGGGTTGAACATTGATGGTTGCCGGATTGCGCACAATGAAGAATGCAAGCCCATGGCGGCGCAAACTAACCGCGAAAGCATGACCGGCGGCGGCAAGGTACAACAGGGCGGGCGGCACAGCGAAACCACAGAACTGAAGCCCGGTGGCCGCTGGCCCGCCAACGTCATTTTGGACCCGCTGGCGGCGGCGCTGTTGGACCAACAGGCACCAGAAGCGGGCGGCGGGCAAGCGCAACCGTTTACCGTGAAGAAGGAAAGTGGATCTGACAAGGCTGGAAACAGTGGCGCGTCCTATGGCGCGGAAAGCCGCCCGGCGGGAACCGTCATGGTTGCTTACACCGACACCGGCGGCGCTTCCCGGTTTTTCTACACCGCCAAGGCCAGCCGTTCAGAACGCGAAGAAGGCTTGGAAGAAAGGGCCCAAAGCGTGTTGGCATACGGTAACCAAGCGCAAGCCGAAGCCGCCCGGGGCAACCTTGACCACGGCGCGGACAACGCCAGCGGCATGAACCGCGTAAAGATCCGCGCCAATAACCACCCGACCGTCAAGCCGGTGGACCTGATGCAATGGCTTTGCAGACTTACCCGGCCGCCCAAAGGCGGCGTGGTGCTTGACCCGTTCATGGGGTCTGGCACCACCGGCGTGGCCGCCCTGATGGAAGGCCGGGACTTCATCGGCGTGGAACTTGACCCGCACTACTTCGAACTGGCGGCGGCACGGATAAAGCATTGGGCCGACAAAGCACCCTACCCACAGGCCAAGCTGTTTTGACCCATTCCAAACCGCCCGGGTTTTTATACTGGCAAGCCGACAAAGGTAAGGTAGACTGCTTACATGAACGCGGGGCCGAACACCCCGCCCAAACCAAAAGGAAACCAGCCATGACCGACCAAACACTATTCGCCCACTGCCTTTCCCGCATCGGCGTGATTCTGGACGTGAAGGCCGCCGACCTGAAGGCGGCCGGGGCGACAAAGACGGCCGCCGCGGCTATGGCTTGGCTTTCGGACCCTGACCGCGCCTTTGACGTGGTGACCCGGTGCCGCCCGGAATCAGTGGTGCAGGCGATTTTCGATTTCGCGGCCATGGGCGTGGCCCCGGACCCGATGGTGGAATGGGGATACTTCCGCCGCCGCGGCGACACAGCCCGGCCCGGGCTTGGCTACAAGGGCGTTATTTACCTGTTGACCAAAGATCCAGCCGTGCATTCGGTGGACGTTCAGGCCATCTACGCGGGCGACACGGACGGCCACGGCGGGCCCGCTAAGGTTATCCTTGGCACCAGCCCGCGCATTGAACACGCGGTGAACCTTGAAGCGGCCCGGGGCGATACCGAAGCCGCCGCAATTGTGGGCGTTTACGGTGTGCTGCACTACCGCAACGGCGGCCCGCCCAAGATTGAATACATGACCCGGGCACAGGTGGAACAGGTGCGGGCGGAATCAGCCGACCCACAGGGCGACCCGTGGCGGCACTGGTGGGCCGGTATGGCCCGCAAAAGCGTGGTCCACCGCCTGCGCAAATATGTTCAGGTGGCCCCGGAACTGGCCCACGTTCTGGCCAGCGACGAAAGCGGGGAATATGCCCCGGCCGCGCCAGCCCCGGAACCGGCGGCGGCAAAATCGAAACTAGATACACTGGAAGAAGCCGCCGACCTGTACGGCGCACCGAAAGGGTAAGCCATGAAGCCACCCACCATGCCACGCGCCCGGCAGGCACGCTTCCAACACCGCCAGCGGGTGAACATCACCCCGCGCGAACTGGCGCACCTGCGCAAAGCCGCCCGCCGGTCAAACGCCATGTATTGGCTGTTTGTGATCGGGCCGCTGCTGGTGTTTGCCGCCATGCTGGCGCTGGCCATGGCCCCGCTGTTTATGAAATAACCGCGGCTGTTCACCGCGGACGCGCCCGGGGTGGTTTATTTCCTTTCCCGCCCCGGGCTTTTTCATACCCCGTTCCAAACCGACCGGGTTTTTGTATTGGAAAGCCAACTAAGGTAAGGTACACTGATGGCATGGCCGGGTAGAACGCCGGGCCGGAAGTGAACCAAGGGAAACCAAAGGGAGACAGTCATGTATCTCACAATCGTCAGCCTGCACTGCGATAACAACGAAAAGCGCAACATCCGGTTCGTGCAGCCTGTGACCAGCTACGACCAAGACGGCACGCCGAATGACAGCGCGATTCTGGACGCAGCAGAGGCTATCGCACACGCCGCTCCGGCAGACGCATTTGACGCTTTCGGCCAGAAGGCGCGGAATTGGTTGACAAGCGCCGACTACGACAAGCACGACACGCTCAACGAGGCACTGGCCACAAGCGGCGGCAAACGCAATCGCGCCGAATCGTTCGAAACGCGCATGGTCGGCAGCTAGGGCTGCCGCCTGAACACAGGCCGGGATCTTCCGGCACCACAACGAAAGGACACTACCATGACTGAACAGACGCAGGACCGCACGGAAGCCATGCTGGCACCGTTCCACCCGCTCCGCGCGGAACTGGCCCGGCTGGTGGAAGAAAACGCGGCAAAGACTTTTGACCTGACCACCAGCACCGGTGAAAAGGCGTGCCGGTCCCATATCTACGCCCTGCGCTTGAAGAAGGGGGAAATTGACCGGGTGCGCAAGGCCACAAAGGAAGACGCTTTGCGTTTCGGCCGCCGGGTGGAAGAAGTGGCCAAGGAACTGACCGCCGCGGTTGACGGCATGATTGCGGTGCATCAGGGCCCATTAGACGAACTGGAAGCCCGGGAAGCGGCGCGCAAGGCAGCCATTGAGGCCCGCCTTTTGGACCTGCAGGTGGACCCGCTGGAAGTGTTCGCGGACGCGGCCACGGTCAAGGCTGTTATTGACCGGGTGCGCGCGGTGTCGGTGGATGCCAGTTTCCAAGAATACCAGCAACAGGCAGCCACGTTGCAAGCCGCCACGCTGCACCAGCTTGGTGTCAAACACGCGGCCATGGTCAAGCATGAAGCCGAACAGGCCGAACTGAACCGCCTGCGCGCGGAAGCGGCCGCCCGTGAAGCGGCGGACCGCGCTGCCAAGGAAGCCGCCGACCGTGAGGCCCGGGAAGCACTGATCCGCAAGGACGCTGAAAACAAAGCACGCTTGGCCGCCGAACAGGCCGCCGCGCGCAAGGCAGCGGAAGAAAAGGCCAAGGCAGATGCGGCGTTGGTGGCTGAACGAGAAGCACGCCTGAAGGCCGAAAAGGCCGCCGCCGACGCCAAGCGCAAGGCCGCTGAAGCTGAAGCCAAGCGCATTGCCGATGAACAAGCCGCAAAGGCCGCGGAAGAAAAGCGGGCGGCCAACGCCCGGCACCGGGCCAAGGTTTTGAAGACGGCCACCGAAGCCGCCATGGCGGCGGTTGACGATTACACCCACCCGGCCTTGGTGGCGGCCATTATGGAAGCCGCGGCCGCAGGCAAGATTCCGGGCGTGACGGTCAACTTCTAGGGGGCGGCCATGCAGGGGTGGGTCCGCCTTTGGCGCGTCTGGACGGCGGCGGGGGTTTCCGCCGACGCCAAGGCGTGGCTGGTAATGACCCACCTTCTGCTGCACGCCCGGTGGTCGCGTACCTACAACGCCACCTTCGGCTATTGGCTGGAACCGGGGCAAACAGACTTGACCACGCCCATGCTGGTGGGGCTTACACGGTTGACAGAAAAGGAAGTCCGCGGTGCTTTGAAGCGGCTGGAAGACCGTTATCACACAATCAAGGTGGACACGGTGTGGGGCACCCCGACGGGCGGCGGCAAGGGCAGGGCGGTGCGCGTTATAACTTTTGAACGCTGGCACCTTTACCAAAACCCGGCGGAAGCACAGGGCGGGCCACAGGGCACCACCCCGGGCACCAGACAGGGCGGCCAAAGGGCAGCCGAAGGGCAGCCAAAGGGCCGGTCTATAAGACTGCAAGAAGGGCAAGAAACGTCAGTCCCGAATCCGGGCGAAGACGTGGACCCATTGAAGTTTGACTGACCGACGGGTGAACCATGAGTGGCGGACTCTTTGAGCCGAACGACGCCCCGGGCGAAATCAGCCCGGACTTGTACCCAACCGACTTTGACCCGGCGGCGGTGGAAGTGCCGCCAGTGCCGGACCACCTGCAGACCCTTTACACGTTTGAACAGTGGCGGGCCATCTACATAGGCGACCTGCAGGCCGCCCACGAACGCAAGGAAGCCGCCGCGCGCCGGAAGGAAAGGGCCAGCCGTGGAACCTGAATTCACGTGGCACGCGGCCAAGCGGATTGTGGAACGTGGACTGGACGGCGCGGCGATTCTTGCAAAGGCCCGGGACGCCATGGCGGCGGGTATTGGGGCAACCAAGCCGGGCCAAGTGGAGTATGGCCGCCTGCGCCTAATCATTCACGAACACCGCATAATCACAGTGTTTACCCGGAGCACGGGCGGCGGGCCACGGCGGAATGAACGCGGCCGGGGCAAGCGGCAACGGAAAAGGCGTGGGACCGAATGAACCTTCCACCGGAATTGCGCGCCTTTGCCATCACCGTGGCGTTGGTGCCACCCGACCAATGGGACGCCTTCGTGGTGGCGGCCGGGCGGCACGTTTCCGGCACGCCGGACAACGTGGCCCACGCGGTGAACGCCTTTGCCAATCAATGGACCCGCAAACAGCGGGCCCCCAACAGCCACGTGGCGGCGCTGCTGGCGTTGTTGGACCCGGCAAAGCGGGACCGGCTTACGGCGCAATCGTGGACCGTCAAAAAGTGGGTGCATGGCAACCGGGCGGCCATGATAAAGGCCGCGGCGCAGGAAGCCACCCGGCGGTGGCATGAACGCATCAACTCCGGGTGCAAAGAGTTTCTAGCCTTGCCCCAAGCCGAACAGGCGGCGGCGTTGGACGCGGCCGCCCGGGCGTTGCTGGATCTGGTGGACACCAAAGAAGGATTGCTACTGCCAGCCACAACGGGGTGGCAAGTAGTGCAAGCCACCCGCGACGCCGCGCGCCGCCGGGTGCTGATTCCGTGCGGCGGTTTGTCCACCACGGACTTGGGCGGCGCGCTGGTGATGGCGCACAAAACCGGAACACTGGAAACGCTGTTGACAGAATGGGCCGCCAGACTGTAAGGTAAGGTAATGCCGCGCAACAAATACAACCGCACGGTGCAGGACGGGGCAAAAGAAAATGCCGTGTCTGGCCAGTGCGAACTGATTTTGTGTGCCAGTGACGTGGTGCAGCCCCAACACGTGGCGACGTGGCCCAAGGCCATGCAGTGCCGGGTGCGGGGCTTCTACCTGAAAACGCAAATGAAGAAACGCAAGTCCGTGGATCTGGCGACGTTCAAGAAGACGCAAACGCAAAGCCGCGGCATCCCTGACCTGCTGGTGCGCCTGAACCATTGGCCCACGGCGGTGTGGCTTGGGGTGGAACTGAAGAACCGGCGGGGCACGGGCAACCCGACGCCGGAACAGCGGCTGCTGTTTGACGCGGGCGCGGTGCTGGTGCTGGATTCGGCGGACGCCCTGTGGGCAAGAATCATGGAACTGGACAAACAACTAAGGGGAATCAATGGGCAAGGAACGAATTCCGCTGTGGGCATCGGAAGTGAACAGCCGGGCAATCCGCGCGCTGAAGGACAAGGCGGTTCAGGTGGTGCTGTTGATCGGTCCGCCGGGCATCGGCAAAAGCCGGTTGATTCGTGAGTTTGCAAAGCCCGGCGATTTGGTTTTGGACCCATGCCCGGATGATTACAGTCCGGCAGCTTTAGACGCGGTTCTACTGGAAGACCGCCGGGTATTTGCCACGGCGTTGACCAGCAACGAATTTCATTCCTTCCCGCCCAAGCTGCGGACCCGGCTTGTGGGCGGCGCGGTGGTTCAGCTTGAACCATGGCCCCTGCACGAACGCCAACGCTTTTTCCGTTCGATTTGCGCGGCGGCAGGTGAAGACTTGGTGGCGCAGGTGGCCGCGGCCATGGTGACACCGGCCGAACTGGTTGGCGCGGCCATTACGCTTTCCGCTGCCATACCCATGGGCGCGGTGGAAACGGCCCGGGCGCTAAACGGGCTGGTGCCGAATTCACTTACCATCATGGGGCGGATTTTGCCGGACGCCATTATCCATGAAGTGTGCGAACGCTTCGGGGTCCGCGAAGCGGACCTGAAGGGGCCAAGCCGCACACGCGGTTACGCCTACCCGCGGCACGTGGCCATGTACCTGCACACCCTGTTGACCGGGCTTACACTGAATGAAATTGGTGCGCACTTTGGCAACCGCGACCACAGCACCGTGTTGCACGCCAAAGCCAACATAGCCGGGCGGATGTTGACGGACGCCCGGGTGCAACAGGACGTGGAAGCCATCAAACTGCGCTTGGGGGCGCGAATGGGCAAACGTGAACTATGGGCAAGGGAACCAAAATAGAGTGGGCGCACAACACCCTGAATTTCTGGATTGGCTGCACCGTGGTTTCCCCGGGGTGCGCGAACTGTTACGCGGAAACACAGGACGGCCGCTACCACTGGACTAGCCAAGGGTGGGGCGCTGGAAGGCCGCGCAAGCGCACGGCCCCGGCGACGTGGGCCAACCTGCGCAACTGGCACAAACAAAACGTGGCGGCCGGGCGGCGGGAACGTGTCTTCGTCAACAGCCTGTCTGACTTCTTTGACGCGGACCCGGCGGTGCCGGACGCATGGCGCGCGGAAGCGTGCGCACTGATGGCCGAATGCACCAGCTTTGACTACCTGCTGGTCACCAAGCGCCTGAACGAACATTGCATATTCTGGTGCCAGTGGTTGACCGACCGGGGCGTGCGCTTTGCCCTGCTGGCATCGGTGGAAGACCAACAGCGGGCAGACGAACGAATCCCCAAGCTGTTGACCATCCCGGCGACGTGGCACGGAATCAGCGCCGAACCGCTTTTGGGGCCGGTGGACTTGGCCCGGTGGTGTGGCTATGGGTTGAAGCCCGGCAACGGTGTACCGTACCGGCAATTCGTGGACGACACTTCATACCGGGAATACTTCAAAAGCGACCCGCCGCCGCGTTCCCTTGATTGGGTGATTGTAGGCGGCGAAAGCCACCCAAAGCCCACCAAGGCGCGGATCTTTGACCGGGCGTGGGGCAAGGCGTTGGCCGATCAATGCACGGCCGCCGGTGTGGCGTACTTCTTCAAGCAGGAAGGAAGCCACGTTGCCGGGCTTGGCGGCGTGCCGACAACCAACAACGACAAGGGCCACGACAAAAGTTTGTGGGCACCATGGATGGTGCAGCAATTCCCCAAAGGCATGGCCATTTCAGAAGGGGAACTCCGTGTCTAAGTGGCCAGCACCAAAAGCCAATTCGCTGGCCCCGGGTTACATCCCGAACAACGCGGCGACGGTCTACCGGCTGGAAGAAGACCGGCAAGCGGTGCGGGCGGCCATTGACCACGCGCTGCTTTGGCTGGAATGGAAGGCACTAGCCAAGGCCAGCAACAAGCCGGACGCGGACGTGGTGGGGATGAACAAACGCATGGCGGACCTGCAGCACCGCATGGACGCGGCGCTAGTGGTGGTGAAGCGGGCAAAGAACACAAGGGGCAAACGTGCCAACCCTGTTTGATAACGCGCGGCCGCCGTGGGACTTGGTGACCGAACTGGAAGCCCGCTTGGAACACCTGAACCGGGTTTTAGACGCCGCAGAGGCCGACTTGCGGCGGCTGGAAAGCATGGAACGGCAGAACCTTGTCAACCTTGCGGCCATCCAGCGCGAGAATGAAGCCCTGCGCGAACGCGCCCGGGAAAAGCTGGCGCGGCCGATGGTGCGCAATACCGATGGCGACACCAGCCGGGAAGCGGAAGAAGGCAACCGGGCCATCAGGCGGGAACAGATCCAAAAGTTTGTGGCGGTGTTTCATGCCGCCGGGGATGATGGATTGACCGACGAACAGGCCCACGACGCTGTGGGATTGCAAAGCCACACCCCGCGCGTGGCGGATATGAAACGCGCGGGCATGTTGGAACCAACAGGACAACGCCGGGCAACGAAAAGCGGGGCGACAGCGCGCGTTTATCGGCTGGTGAAGGAATGGAAAGGGCAAGGCTATGCACAGACGCACACGGAAGCCGACCACGGGACCGAAACAAGCACCGGATCTGACCCCGAACCCGACGAAGGCGCAGGTGATTGAAGCCGAACTGACCGCCGCGCAACTGGCGCAGGAAGGTGTGGCCGCTTACGGGGGCCGGTACGCCCTGCACAAAACGTACATTGGCCCCGATGGTGTAATCACCACGGACGGCCGCCGCCTGATACTTTCGCGCTACGCCACAAACGCGGCGGTGCCGACGCATGGATTCTTGCTTTCCGAATCATTGCGCAGGGCCGCGGCCAAACTGAAGTGTGCCAAGGTGCGCGTGGTCTACAAAACGGCCGGGCGCGGCACCATGACCGTGACCGGCACCGACGAACGCACGGGCCAGCGGCGCGCCGTGTCGGAATTCGTGGTGGGCGGCGGGGACAATTACGGCACTTATCCCAACGTGAAACAAGTTTTACCGCCGCACCCGCCGGGCACGCTGTGCGTGCAACTTGACGCCGCTTACCTGATGCAAGCCGCCCGGGCGCTTACCCGGTTTGTGAACGAACGCGGGTATGGACTGCCCGGCGTGTTTCTGCTGGTGCGTCCGCCCGAAAAGGATGGCAAGAGGGTGGGCAACGTGACTATTTCGGAAAGCCCCGTGGACCTGCTGATGGTGCCGGATGACAATGCACTGGCACCACACGGCGCGGCCGCTTTGCTTATGCCCATTGACACCCCCGTAGACGAACTGGCGCGGGCGCTGGCCAACAACCCGCTGAACATCAAGCCGACGGAAGCCCCGGTGGCCCCGGAAATGGAAGTCCAAATGGCGGCAGCACGCGACGCCGCCCGGAAGGCGGCCGCCGCCAAACCCGCAAAGGAAAGCAAAACATGAACACGAAACACCGTTGGACCCTGAAGCCGCTGGCCAAGTCCACGCCGAAACGCGGCCGGTTCGGGATCTTCCGCAATGGCCAGCACGTTGGCATTGCCAGCCATGAAGACGGCCGGACCACGTTCAAACAGGCCGCCGGGTGCAACATGACAGAGGACGGGTTTCGCGCGGCGTGCAACGCCCTGTGGAACCGCGACGGCGAACACGCCATGGGTATGGTGCGTGCGGCGGCAAACCGAAAGGAAGCCGCGGCCAAGGCACCAGCCCCGGCGGCACCGGCGAAAATGACCATGGCCGAAGCCGCCGCGGCATACGACGCCACGGACCTGACCGCTGCCACGGAAGCCGCCCGGGTGGAAGTGATCGAACGCCCGTTGACCGCCCGGGAAATCCAATGCCTGAAGTTTGCCTTCGCGCAGGGCGGCGACGGGTGCCACGTCCGGGCCTTTGAAGTGCGGGGCTTCGGGGACAAACTCTTGGCCATGCTGGTGGGCAAAGGCTTCTTCGAAATGCGCGAAGACCCGCCCCGCCTGAAACTTACATTGCGCGGCAACAACGCCGTGGCCGAACACACACCATTGGGGCAATGATGGAACGCAAATACCTGAACATCCGGCCGCCGGAAGAATGGGTGGTGAACTGGCGCAACCATTTGGTGCGGCTGGCGGAACTGGAAGCCGCGACGATTGCCGCCCAACACAGCGCCAGCAACAGCAGCGCGACCCCGGCCGCGGCCATTATCGCGGCCACCCGCTACGCGGGGGAAGCCGAAAAGCAACGGCACGCCATGGGGGACTTGGTGGCGGACTACGTGGGCGGAGCCTATGCGGCGGTGTGCTTGGAAAACCCGCTGGCACAGCCCACGCCCGACGGGATAGACGTTCAGGACCGTGGCCGCTCCATCATGGTTGCCTACACGGTGCGCGACCTGCACGAATGATTCCAAACCGCCCGGGTTTTTATATTGGAAAGCGCACTAAGGTAAGGTACACTGATGGCATAAGGGGCCGAACACCCCAACAACGCCAGACAAAAGGAAACCAGCCATGCAAATGCAAATGATAATCAGCGGCTTGGACGTTCGCGAACATGACGACTTCACCGTTGACGCGCCAAAGGGCCGCACGCGGCGGCATATCCGGGCGCTTGACCCATACGCTTTCACACCTGAAAAGCTGGTGGAGTACGCCAAGGCCGAAGCGGCGCAACGTGGCTGGACGCTTGACGCCAACGCCTACGGCGGCCGCGGGTGGGAAGGCGTGTTGGACTTCCTGCGCAAAACGTACTACACGGGCGCGGTGTACGCGACCGCCAAGGGGACTTGGGGCGTTATCAATTTCGCCTGCGGCGAAGCGTAGGCGCTGCAACCGCAAACTGAAAGGGCAAAGCTATGCAGACGACAAGATGGGAAGCCACACGCCGGGCGGAAGCCGTGTTGCGCAAGTGCCCGGGGACTCGTTGGGCGATTGTCATTTGGGCGGTGGAAACGGCGGGGCTGTACGTAAGCCCGCGAGAAAAGAAGTGGGCTTTCCGCGTCCAGAACGGCGGGTTGTCCGTTTACGAAAATAGGTTCGGCGGAAAGCCAACCTATTCCTGTCTGCTAAACGGCGAAGACGAAGCCAGCGGCAGTGGTTCGGTCTATTGGCACAAAAAAAGCACCGGGCACAAGACACCAGCCGCGGCAATCGCCGCAAGGATGAAGGCGGCCCGTGAGTTTTTGGATACGGTGACGTTCACCGTTTTGCGCATTGAAAAACACCTGCGCGAAAACGGCGGGGCCGCCAAGCTTGAACGCGCCCGCAAGGGCAAGAAATCGCGCGCAGGTGGATAGGCCGGGGCACCATGCTGGTGTTCACCGGGAACCGAAAAGGCGGCGACCGTGGGGAAGCCGCCCTGCCACCGCGCGGGGCCCGCAAAGGGCAAGACCAATGAAAGTGAAAACCAGCCACTCAATCCCATTCAGTCCGGCCATGATTCTGGCGTTGGGATCGGACCTGAAGACACAGACCCGGCGCATCATAAAGCCGCAACCGCCGGAATGGGTGCGCCAAGGCTTCGTGGCGCACGGCGATCTGTTCAACTTTACGAACGGTCAAACCGTAGCATTGCTGAACGCCCCGTGCGCGGTGCACATCTACGACGCCGACTGCATCTTCAAGCGGGGGGTGGCACGTGCCTAACCCACCGAAATCCCTCGGCATCATGTTCAGCGCCCCGATGGTGCGGGCGATCCTTGATGACCGCAAGACGCAGACGAGACGGGTGATTGCCAGCGTTCCAGACGATGTGACTGGCACTGGCCTGTACGCGCCCACGATGGTCAACAAGCGCACGGGCGAGGAATACCCCGGCCCTGATGTCGTCGGCATCTGGGGCGACGATTGGGACATCAAGGCACGCTTTCAGCCCGGCGACACGCTTTGGGTCAAGGAAAAGTGGCGGTACTACGCCAGCACGCTGAACCCTGTCGCGAACTTTGGCATTCAGTATCGCGCTGACGACGACATCCACTACTACCCAGATTGGGATAAAGCAATGCAGTCACTATGCGAACGCAACGGCAAGTGGCGCAACCCCATGTTCATGCCCCGCTGGGCCTCGCGTATCACACTAACCGTGACCGACGTGCGCGTTGAGCGGTTGCAGGATATCTCTGAGGCCGACGCCAATGCCGAGGGTGTAAGCGGCGACCTGTGTGTCAGCGCAGAACGTGCGGCCAAGATGGGTGCCGCGGAAATCGAGTTCGATTATCGCACTAGTTACGCCGCACTGTGGGACTCCATCAACGGCAAGAACCACCCGTGGGCGAGCAACCCGTGGGTTGAGGTGATTACATTCAAGCGGGAGGCCGCCCGTGGCTAGCGAGAAACTGAGTGCATTCGAGTTCCGTGGCGCGTGGGGCGTCTGTGGCAAAAGCAGCATCCTTTACGACGCGTCGTTCACTGAGGCGACCGCCAAAGAATTAGCCCGCCTCGAAAACCTGCCGCGCCCGCCAAAGGACTGGGCTGCGGCCCGCAGAATATTGGTGCGCACTGGTTTTGACGTGTCCGTGGTTGAGCCGCATCACGACACGGAGGCCGCCCGTGGCTAACCCCCTCCGCGTCGCTGTGTCGCCGCGTGTAACCGTTGTGGGTGCGCAAGCCGAGCTATTCGACAACGCGCTATTCCCATTCATCCGCGAGAAAGTCCGCGCTCATATGGCCGCACAATGCGGGCCGCGCGAAACATGGATGAAGCCCGGCGTGCCGATTGTGGCGTGTTTGTCGGGCGGCAAGGATTCAACGGCGGATACCGCCTGAACAAAGGGCGATGGGAAAAAACCGTCTTGTCACCGCGCCTTGTGGCAGCCATGCCCGGGTGGGCACGGATTCACGCACCCGGCATGGTTGAACAGGCCAAGACTTCCCTGTCAAAATGGCTTGCCGCACAACCGCGCAACGAGTAACCTAAAGGGCGCACCAGCCGCCGGGTAGAAACCCGGCCAAGGAAAAGCCGCCATGACCAAGGGCCAGCAGGCCGCCCCCACGCCGGAAGATCCGGCCAAGGGTGAAGAGCACCCCGCCAAACCGCACCAGACCCCGCCCAAACGCGGGCGTGGCCGTCCTAGCAACTACACCAAGGAACTAGGCGACACCATATGCGCCCGGCTGTATTCCAGCCCAAACGGTGCCAAGTACCGGGCGCTTTCGTCTGTAATCCGTGACCCCGATATAAACGTCACGGAAGGTGTAGTCTTTCGGTGGCTTCTGGCGCACCCGGATTTCCGCGAGCACTACACCTTCGCGCGTGAACGCCAAGCCGACGCGCTTGCGGCTGAAGCTTTGGCGCTGGCTGACCTTGCTTTTGAAGGCCCGGAATTCTTGGAACTGCTCAAGCTAGCGGGTGATGCGGTGGGCGCGGCCATGCACGCGCGCGTTGCACAGATACGCCTGCAGATTGACACCCGCAAGTGGCTGGCGGGCAAGCTGGCCCCGAAAAAATACGGGCGTTCGGTTGACGAACTGTTGGCCGACGCCGTAAACCAGAACGCGGGCAATCTGGACGAAGCTATAGTGGCCATGGGCAAACTTGACGAACAACAGGCGGCCAAGGTGTACCACGACGCGCTGAAGGTGGGGACGTGACCGAAGCCGTTTACATCGATAGCCGCCCACACCCGCTTGCGCCTGCCGCGCTGCCATGCCGCTTGTGGATTGCGCGCACGCCGGACGGTGTGCATTTCAGTGCGGCCACGGACAACACAGGCCGCCCGTCAGATATGATTGGCGTGGAAGTAACGCTGGAAGAAGCCCGCACCTTCTTGCGTGAAGCGTTGGCGTTTTTGGGGGGAAGCATGACCCCACGCGCCAAGCTGATTGCAATGGTGCTGGTGGCCGCGGCGCTCCTCGCATTGGTGGTGGCCACAACGTGGCCGTTGATAGTGCGCGACTACAGGGCTGTGGCGGGATGGTGGGGGTGGTAGATGGAATGGACGTTTACCGCCCAATGAGGCGGGAACAGGGGCGCAAATGAACGAAGCGGCGGGATCATGCCCGCGCAAAAAAGCCCGGCGCAGACCCGCACGTAAACTGTGATTGGATAGCCCGCACCGGCGTGACCCGCTGGCGCGAACTCAAGGGGACGCTGAACTAATGACCACCTGTAACCTATGCGGCAACCCATGGGCGAACCACGGCACCGCGTGCCCGCCTGTGGTCAAGGCCGACAAGCCACCGGCCACGGTCTGGATTCCCGACCGGATGCTAAAAGCCGCGGACTATCCGGCGGACGGCGTGTTGCCAAATTGCGGCTGGCAGGTGTTGCCGTCATGGGTGGTGGATTTCCTGATTTACAGCGGCTTTGACCGGTACAAGCCTGTGTCCGTGAATCACGGGCACGCCACACAGGCAACCTATTTCAACCAATGACCAAACGGCGCAAGCATCTTCGGCCACGTGTCATTGCCCGGGACGGGCTGGTGTGCGGGGTGTGCGGCAAGAATTGCGCGGCACCAGCGGACACCGGATGGACCACCAGACGCGAAATCGCGAAGGCCGCGAAGGCGGTCGCCGACTGGTACGACAGAGACGGCAGCGCTGGCGGTGCAGCAGACCCGTTTGAGCACCTCGACGCCCTGCTGGCGCAACTGGGCGCTGAAGGCTGAAAGGGTGAAAGGGTGACCATGTTCAAGCGTCTGTTGGACCGGGTGGCCGTTTGGCTGGTGCATCGGGCGTTCAGGCGGCCGCCCGATTTCGTCATTGGCGGCAGGGCAAACCCCTATATGCAACGCTGGTGGATGTTGCCACGCAATCCGGTGTTCAACATCTACGTCCACCGCATCCTTCGGCCCGATGATGACCGGGCGCTACATGACCACCCGTGGCCGTGGGCAAGCTATTTGGTGTGCGGTTCATACGCCGAAATCACGGCCCGGCCGAACAACAAAACCAGCCAACCCCACGGTGACCTGTGGCTGACGGTCTACGGGCGCGGTTCATTCCGGGTCCACCGGCCACGCTTTGCCCACCGGCTGGTGCCGCGTGACGGTGAAGTGTGGACGGTGTTCATTACTGGACCAAAGATCCGTGCGTGGGGCTTCCTGTGCCCCGACCGGTGGGTCCACTGGCGGCGGTTCACAGCACCAGACGATAAAGGCGCGATAGGGAAAGGCTGTGATGGCGACGTTTGATGCGATTTTGAAACGCGCCCGGTGCTGGCATTGCCTGCGCTACGGGCTTGAACGCCGGGCCACCAGCTTGGCGTCCGCGGCCATTGACACCACGGCGGCCGTGCCGGTGCGTATCGTTTGCGGCCGGTGCGGTGCGGCGCGAGAGTTTGCCGTGCCGGTCACCATGGGCCCGGCCGGGGTTGCAATCGTGGAACGGCAATGGCTGTGGATTGTCCACCAGCGCGCCCGGCTGGTGTGTCTGCTGATGGCGCTGGCGCTGCGCGGGGCGGCATGACGTGGCCGCCGGACTATGCAGCGGCCCGGGCCGAACGCCTGAAACGACTTCGGGCCATCCGCCGTGACCCAAAGGTATTGGCCGCGGCATTGATTTACTACCGCACCCGCCCGGTGGAATTCATAGAACATTGGTGCATCACGTTTGACCCGCGGCGCGACGGGGCGAAGACAATCCCGTTTGTGTTGTTCCCTAAGCAACGCGAATTCGTGGAATGGTTGGTGGAACGGTACACCAAGCGGGAAGACGGCGTGGTGGAAAAGGCGCGTGATATGGGTGCCACGTGGCTTTGCTGTGCCGTGGCGGTGTGGCTGTGGTTGTTCCACCCGGGCGTGAAGGTGGCATTCGGAAGCCGCAAAGAAGACTTGGTGGACAAGCTAGGCGACCCCGACAGCATTTTTGAAAAGCTGCGCCTGCTGTTGCGCCACCTGCCGCCGGAACTCTTACCAAAGGGTTTCAGGCACGCGGACCATGACCACTTCTTGAAGCTGGTGCAGCCTGTGAACGGGGCCACCATCACCGGGGAAGCTGGCGATAACATCGGCCGCGGCGGCCGGTCGTCGGTTTACATTCTTGACGAAGCGGCGCATATCGAACGCCCGGAACGGGTGGACGCTGCCCTTGACGACAACAGCGATTGCAAAATCTACGTCAGCACGCCCCATGGCATGGGTAACCCGTTTGCCCGGAAGCGGCACGGCGGCAAATACCCGGTGTTCACCTTCCGTTGGCGCGACCACCCGGCCAAGACACAGGACTGGTACAACGCCGAAAAGGCCAAACGCGACCCGGTGAACATGGCCCAAGAAGTGGATTTGGACTATGAAGCATCGGTGGAAAACATCTGCATACCGGCCACGTGGGTGGCCGCGTGCCGTGGGTGGTCCGGTATCAAACGCCGGGGTGTGCGGGTGGCAGGGCTTGACGTGGGCGGCGGCGCGGACTTGTCGGTTTTTGTGGTCCGGCAAGGCCCGCACGTGGATATGCCGGTGTCATGGAATGACCCCGACACCATCAACACCGCGAACTATGCCGCGGCGCTGATGGACAAACAGCGGGCGGCCGCCCTGAATTATGACGTGTACGGCATCGGCACGGGCGTGATGGCGCAACTGAAACGCCTTCCCAAAGTGCGCAGCCGCGGCATCAACACAGGCCAGCCGCCCACGGAATCCAAGTGGCTGGACGGCAAAACCGGCCGCGAAAAGTTTGTGAACCTGAAGGCGGAACTGTGGTGGATCTTGCGGGACCGCGCCTACAAAACATTTATGCACCTGCTGTGGGTGACCGGTGAAGGCGGGGCACAGTACCCCGAAGACGAATTACTTTTGCTTCCCGACCACGAAGCCCTGTGCCGCGAGCTTTCCACGCCACGGTGGTTCACCACACCGGCCGGGAAGATTCAGATTGAATCGAAAGATGAACTGAAGAAACGCGGCGTGAAAAGCCCCGACTTTGCGGACGCCGTGGCGCTGGCATTTGCCCCGATTTCCGGGCAGGTACGGGCGACAGAAATCAGCGGATTGATTTAGCCGGTTGCCGACACCACGGCGCGGCGCTACGGTATGACCACAAGGGCACCCAATGCCGGAACACGGTTACAGCTATTTTTTTGGTTCACCTTACGTCAACAAGGTGGCCGAATTCGCCAAGCTGCGCGACACTTTCGCGGGCAATGAGCGTGTAAAAGACGCGAACACCGTGTATCTGCCGCAGCCCGGCGGCATGAACGACGCCAATTATGCCAAATACAAGGCGCGGACGTTGTTCTATCCGGTCATTGAACGCACGGTGCGCGGTCTGTTGGGCATAGTGTTTCGGGTGGCCCCGGTGTTCACGTTGCCCGGGCCGCTGAAGGCGTGGCAAGATTCCATGACACCGGAAGGCGACTCGATCATGGAAGCGTTTCGCGTGGCCATCCGCGAAAACCTGCATATGGGCCGGTGTGGCATCCTGTTGGACCTGCCCGAAGACGCCCCGGTCAACGCCATGCCCTTTGTGTCCATGTATGCGGCTGAAAATATCACCGCGTGGGAGCGCCGGTACATCAAGGGCCAGCGGCGGCTAACGCGCGTGATGCTGCGCGAACAGACCGACACGGACGGCGACGATCAAGGCCGCTTCCTTGAACTGATTTTGGACACCAGCGCGGCAACCCCGGTGTACCGCGTGAAGAAGTGGACTGTGAAATTCACGCCCGGGAAGACGCGCGGCCGCTTGGAAGTGGCAGCCCTATCCGTCGCCGACCACACCCCGGTTGTGAACGGCAAGACGCTGGACTACATCCCGTTTTATTTCATAGGCCCTTACGACAACAAACCTGACCTTTGCAAGTCCCCGCTGCTGGATCTGGCGGACGCCAACCTGCACCACTACCAGCTACAAGCCGACTACCGCCAAACGCTTTACATGGTGGCGCAGCCAACCCCGTACATGATTGGCGATATTCCAGACGACAAAGTGCCAAACAAGATTGGCGCGGGCGTGTTCTGGACCCTGCCTTCGGAAGTGACCGATATTGGCATGTTGGAGTTCAGCGGCGCGGGCATCGGTGCTTTGTTGGACGCCCTGACACGTTGTGAAGAATACATGGCGGCGCTTGGTGCCAAGCTGGTACACCGCCAGACACAACCGGAAACCGCGGAAGCCGTGAAGACGAACAGCCGCGATGAACTGTCAGTGATTGAAGCCGTTGTGCAAAGTACGCGGGACGCCTTCAAGCTGGCCATCAATGACGCGGCCAAGTGGGTGGGCGCGAGCGCCAAGGGTGACGTGGCGGTGGACACGGACTTTGCCGAAGGCCGCATGGACCCGGCCATGTTGACCGCCCTTTTCCAGACCATGCAAGCGGGCGGACTAAGCCGGGAAGTGTACCACCGGAATCTGCAGCGCGGCGATATTATGCCGCCGAATCGGACGCTGGCCGAAGAAACCGCCGCCGTGGAACAGGAAGCCGCCGAACGGCAAGCCAAGGCGCAGGAAGCCATGGCCGCGCAACAGGACGCCATGGGCACCGCCGGTGACTTGGAAGACGGCGACGAAGACGAACAGGAAGGCAAGCCCGCGGCGAAGCCGCCGGGCAAGGGCAAACCGCCCAAGGCACCAAAGGGCAAGAAGATTTAGCGCGGGCGGACCCGCGCGGGCGCGGCCAAGAATGGCCGCTATGAAAGGTGGTCTATGTTTATTCAGGACGTGCGCCAGAAGGCGCTGAATCACGGGGGCTTTGACTACAACCATGGCACCATGTTTCTGGCCCCGGAAGGCGACGGCGGCGCGGGTGGTGCGGGTGGTGCCGCGGGCTTCCAGCCGCCGGACCTGACCAAAGCCGAAGCCAAGGCGTGGCTTGAACAGCAGGTGAAGGCGGCCACGGACGGGCTGGTGAAGAACCGGGACGCCATCCTTGCCGAAAAACGGCAACTGGAAGCGGACCTGAAAGCCATCCGCGACAAGTATAGCCACCTTGGCGACCCCGACGCGGCGAAAAAGGCGCTGGACCAACTGCGTGACGCCGAGGAGAAGGCGCTTGTAGCCAAGGGTGATATTGACGGGCTGGTCACGCGACGCCTGAAGGAAACCACCAGCCGGTTTGAAGCCGAACGGGCGGCCGCCAAGGCCGAAGCCGAAACCTTCAAAAAGACGGCCGAACAGCGCGCGGAAATGGTCCGCAAACTGACGGTGGACCGCGAACTGACAGAAGCCGCCGCAAAGGCTGGCGTCCACCCAACGGCCATTGCGGACCTGCTCAACCGCGCGCGTAATGTCTTCACTGTGTCCGATGATGGCAAGATTTCGTGCGTGGACGGCAACGGCGTGCCGATCAACGAACAGGACGGCAAGCCCCGCACACCGGCCACGTGGGTGGAAAGCCTGAAGGCGGAAGCCCCGCACTTCTTCCCCGGCGGTTCCGGTGCCGGAAGCCGCGGGGGCAACAGCCCGGGCGGCAACGGCGACGTGGTGCGACTTGCACCCGGCTACACACAGGAACAATACGAACAGGCCGCGGCGTTGGCGCGCAAGGAAGGCAAGCGGTTGGAGTTTCCGCGCGAGTAGCACCACCAGAAACATGACCGCCCCGGACAATCCGGGGCGGTTTGCTTTGGTGGGCTACGCCTGCCCTTTCATTGCGGCTTTCCACCCGGCCATGTTATCAGTGCACCGTACCTTTGTTGTGGGGCCAGTATAAACCGCCGCCAGAATTGTATTGGCACGGGCACTAAGGTAAGGTACAATACAGCGAAGGCCGGACTGAACACCCGGCCGCAACCTGAAAGGAAACCGTCATGCCAACCAAACAAAAGCTGTTCACCAAGACGTGCCGGGCGGTGCCATCGGCCGCCCATGATGCCCGGAAGACCGGCACCATGGTGGTGTGCATTGAAAACGTGGGCGTGGGGCTGGTGACTGTGCGCCCGGGCAAGTGGCGCACCAGCCTTTCCGTGAGCGTTGACCACCTGTGGTCCATGCTGGTGAAGGCGGACGTGGCGGCCAAGAAGGCCGCCAAGGCCAAGGCGCGGCGGGAACGCACGAAAGGGGGTAGGTAGCCATGCCCCTAACCATCATCAACAAAAGCCAATGGCAGGACCTTTGGGTGGAAACCGTGGTGCGCTGGATCTGGCGGAGGCTGAACCGCCGCGACCCACGCGCGGCTGCCTACGTGTTCACGGTGCGGGCCCCGTCCGAAACCCGTGACGTTCACGGCAGGGCCGGGCGCGTCAATGGCTTTATGCGCCTTGGCCGCCGGGCTAAATCCTTCCGGCACCTGCAACGGGACCGCCGCTTTGCATGGGCACCGGAATACCCGGTGGACGGGGCGCTGGAAGCCTTCGTGTTCCTTGCCGCCCACGAACTACGCCACGGCCACGTGGACAATCACGCCCTGTGGTCTACCGGCCGCGCGCAAGGTGCGGAACATGACGCCAACCATTGGGCCGCGGAAACGCTGGCGGCGTTCAAGCTGGAATGGCCAGCCATCCGGGCAGCCATGCTGGCGACCGCGCGCAACGCCCGGGCCGATGCAAAAGCCAAGGCCGCCCGGGAAGCTGAACGCAAGGCCGCAAAGAACAGCCCGGAAACAAAGCTGGCGCGGGTGCTTGAACTGAAGGCCCAATGGCAAACCAAAGCCAAACGGGCCGCCAACAAACTGAAAACCCTGAACCGCCGCGAAGCCGCATTGCGCCGGTCCATTGACAAACGCGCGGCAGCGAAAGGGTAGTGCCATGGGCAACACGTACAAAGCGGGCGACGAAGCAACCATCAATTGTCACGGGCTGGCCAAAATGCACGGCAAGCGGGTGCGGGTGGTCCGCATCAGCCCCGTGGGCACCGGCTACACGGTGGAACTCTTGGAAGACGTTTCACCCGAAGTGAAGGCGGGCGAACGGTTGTACTTTGCGGGGTGGGAACTGAAGCCGCTGGCGGCGGATGCCACGCCGCCGCCAAAAGCATCTAAGCCCCGGGTGAAGTAACCGGTCAAACAACCACAGCAAACAGACACGGGCTTGCAATTGTCGCAGCCCGTGTTCTATTTTGTAATGACCGCCGGTCAGAAGACCTGCACCCCGCCGCCAGAAGGCGCAAGGGCAAACCCTAAACACAGTTTGGGGCACCAGCCCCGCGACCTTTGGAGTAACAGGCCATGGCAAACACGCTTGGCAACTACAACGTGCAGTATTACGCCCGTGAAGCGCTGGCGTGGCTGCGCGCCAAGAAGGGCATTGCGCGCCTTATCAATCGCACCATTGAAGGCGAACGCAAAGGCTCTTGGGAACAGGGCGAAGTGGTGAACATTCGCCGCCCCAAGACCTTCACCGCCGCCGAACACGTGGCGGGCACCGGCACCACGGCGCAGGACGTGAAGGGCCAGAACGTCCAAATCACCTTGGATCAGCATTACGAAACCAAATACAAGCTGACGGACCGCGAAATTGCCTATGGCGGCCCCAAGCTGGTGCAGGAATTCATCGGGCCCGCCGTGGATTCCGTGATCGAAAAGATCGAATCAACCGTGTTCGGCCTTGGTGCCAAGATCGGCCCGTCCGTGGATATTTCCGCCGCCACGGCCGCCGAAGATATGATTGTGCCGGGCCGCAAAAAGCTGGTGGAAAACCGCACCCCGACCAATGACCTGCACTTCGCCATTGACCCGGGGCTGGAAGCCACCTTCCTTGCGGACCCGATTTTCCATCAGGCGCAGGTGGTGGGCCAAGGCAATCAGTCCGCCCTGATGGACGGCAGCTTGGGCCGCCGCTTTGGCATCAACATTTTTGCCAGCCAACTGGCCAAGCGGGTGATTGCACAGCAGACGGCGACACTTGCCGCGGCCGCCGGGACCGGTGACGAAGTGGGCGCAATCAACAACGCCAGCGGCTATGACGTGAACACGTCAAGCGGCATTGTGATTGACGCACTGACGAACAGCGAAACGCTGGCGGTGAACGTAGATACCTTCACGATTGCGGGTGACCCGACCACCTACGTTGTGACGGCTGTGTCCGGTGCGGTAACGTCCAACGCCGTGACGATTTCCTGCTACCCGCCCCTGCAGGCGTTTGCAGCGGACAACGCCGTGGTGACGTTCAACAACCGGTTCGCCATTCAGGATGCGGCCGCGGGCACCACGGAAAACCTGATGTTCCACCGCAACGCGCTGGCGCTGGTCATGGCCCCGCTTGGCATGGAAGGCAACGGCGCGGGTGCCGAAATCTACACCGCGACCGACGAAGAAAGCGGCCTGTCCATCCGCGTTCGCAAGTTTTACGACGGCGACACCGCAAGTGTCAGCATGGCCGTTGACGCCCTGTGGGGCGTGCAGGTTCTGAACTCGCAAATGGCCGTGCGTGTTCTACGCGCCACCGCCTAAGCGGTGACGCCAAAGCCGTAACGACTAAGGGGGCCGGGATTGTCCCGGCCCCTTTTCACAAGGGCAGAAGCCCAAAGACGAAAGGGGTAGAAACCCATGGCACCACAAGTGAATCCAAGCCTGATTGAAGCGTTCAAGGCCAGCAACCCCAACGAAAAGCTGTTGGCGGACGCGGCACAGATTGCCAAGAAAGGCGGCAAGCTGGTGCGGTGGTCGGACCGGGACGCATTCTTGGCCAAGAGCAAAGGCAAGGGCGGCAAGGGCAAGGAACCGGGCAAGGAAGACGGCGGCAAGGAACCGGACGGCGGCAAGGAACCGGGCAAGGAACCGGGCAAGGAAGACGACGCCGCAGCCCGCAAGGCCGCTGTGGCGGAAGCTGAAGCCATGGGCATTGCGGTGCATCACCGCATGACCACGGCGACGATTCGCGCCAAGATTGACGAAGCCAAGGCCGCCAAGGCCAACGGCGGCACCTGATTTGGGGGGCTTTATGCCCCTTCCCCGTTGCGCACCAGCGCACCCGGGAAGCGGCATAGGGGGAGACCATGGCCACAAACACGATCAACCTTGGCGCAGTGACCAACGCGGCCGACACCACCCCGTGGTTTCCAGCCGGGCCCGGCACTTACACCGTGGTTGTCAAAGGCACCTTTGACGGCGGCACGGTGTCAATTCAGGCCAGCGACGACGACGGGGCCACGGTTTTGGGTGGTGGCACCAATTGCGACTTCACCGCAAACGGTTTCCGCACTTTGGAAATCGGGGAAGGCATGAAGGTGCGCGCCACGATTGCGGGTGAAGGGGCCACCGCGGACGTGGACGTGTTGCTGCGCCCGATGAAGGCCCGATAAAGGACACCATGGCCCGCCGCCCACGCCTTGAACACGCCCGGCCGCCAATGCGGGACGGGGCACGCCCCGCCGCCAATGCGGCCACGGGCGCGGGCACGCCACCGCCGGAGCCTCCGGCCATCACCACCACAGAGCTTGACCCGGCAACCGAGGGTACGGCGTAC